CAACATAATCTCCTAGAGATTTAGCATAGTTTAATAATGATATGTGACCTGGATGCAGTAAGTCAAAGGTTCCATTAACAAATACTTTGACCCATTTCTTCTCATGAATAAAAACTTTACTCATACTACCATTCGTCTTCTGATACTCCACCATCAAGAGGTCTACCTAACTTCTCTAAACGATCTCTAACTGCCTTCTCTTTAATGGGTAAGTCAGTTGGTACAAACTCCTTGACTGTAACTAATTTACCGTACTCAGGAAGATACAAATAGTCAACAGCACTATGACGGATGGTACGAATCGCATCATCGAGTGTTTCAACCAAAGGTTCTCCACCCAAATTAAAGGAAGTATTAAAGATGATAGGGCAACCAGTCTGTTTAAAGAATTCTTGGATGATTTCATAATAGTTTTTGTTTTGTTCTTCTGTTACAGTTTGAATCCTACATGTACCATCTACATGGATAATAGCAGGGATCTTTTCTTCAACACCTTCCTTACAGTTAACTGCATACATCATGAATGGAGTCTCTTCCATACCACGAAGATCAAACCACTCATGTACATGTTCTTTTAGAATAGAACCTGCAAATGGTCTAAAGAACTCTCTCCTTTTAACCTTATTAACATGATCCTTTCCATCAGGATCACGAGGATCATAAAGGAAAGAACGATTGCCAAGTGCTCTTGGTCCTGCCTCAGATCTACCTTGGAATAATGCAACAATATTTTTGTTGAGAATTAGATCAACAACATCTTTATGAGTTGCATCTGTTACCGTAGCATTGTACTTTTCAATCACAACTTCAATCTCCTTGTCAGTGTAGTTACGCTCTGGTCCCATGTATAGATTAGTTATCTTCTTGTGTCTCCGAAGGTCATCATTAATTCTATGATGCCAAAGCATTGCACCACCTAATGCAGTACCAGAATCATTACTAATAGGTTCAACATAAAGATTAATTCCCTCATCCTTTAATTGATCAAGATAATAATAATTAGCAACACAATTCAATCCATACCCACCAGAAAGAGTGACATTCTTATGACCTGTCATCTCAACTGCCTTACGAATCAATGCTAAAACTTGTCTCTGTGATTCTTTTTGAACTTTATAAGCAGCATCTGCTCTGTTCTGAAGATCATATAACTGCTGACCCTCTTCTTTATCACAGAATTCAACCTCTTTTATTAAATGAGCATTAAATAATGCACCATTAGGATACATTGGAGTGAAAGTATTTCTATCTGACAACTGGACTGGAGCCATACCTTCATCCTTCCAGAACCGTGGAAGATAATCTACCTCTTTACCATAAGGAAAGAGACCCATAGTTTTACCTGCCTCAATAGAAGGGAACCCACAGTACTCTGTAATTGCCTCATATGTTTTAACAATACCAGCACCAGGAGTTGCTACCAATTCACAATTATCACAATCTGGAGACTCATAGGACTCTACCATACCATACCCGTCCCAAAAACCATTATCAAATCTCTGATAATAACAAAGAGGACTAGCAAACTTGGTTCCTATATGTTTGTAAATGGTATCAAACTTAGAAGGATATCCACAATTAAATATGGTTTCTGTCTCCCAATAATCTTCTAAAAACCTTTCTTCAGCACCAAACTTAGTCCATGAACCTGCACCATCAACTACAACACCAACTGCTTCATCAAATCCAGAATTATAAAAAGCAGATGCTGCATGTAATCTATGATGGATATGACCCATATCAATGACACATGGTGGTCTCTCACCAAACTTATCATGGTCAGGTAACAACCCTAACTTTCTAGCAAGACCATAGTAAGGATCATTACCACAATAATCCATAAGGAACTTGTGCTGATCCATCCTAGTAGTATGACAGATAACCATGTAATCAAGGTGATCTGTAAACTCTTTAACAAGATTAATAGTTGCTAATGGAGCACCATCATACTTAACTCTGGTAAGTCTTTCCTCTTCGAGGTTCCAAACAATTTCCCCATCCTTAAGAAGACATGCACCAGCATTATGTCCTCTCGCAATACCAAGAATCCACTGTGACATTAACCAAACCCCTTCTTAGGTGTACTTGTAGGACAAGAAGGATCATCACAACATGACTCTTCCTCCTTCTTCTTTAATTTTTTTGGATCAACCTTACGAATTTTTGGTTTACCCAACCTCTTTCTACAACTAGCAATGACACTTTGAATATCATCCTTAGTCATAGTCATTGCCTCATCATTCTGCATATCTTGCATGTCTTCTGTTGTGAGTCTAAGAGGTGAGAAAGTTCTCTTACCTTCACCTATATCAATTATATCAAAGGTTGGATCATTTGGATAGGAAATGTTAACTGGATATGTAGATCCAATAACAGTAGTAACTGTAGTCCCAACTGATTTAGCAATATGTTGACCAACACTATCACATCCTAGGAAATGATCTGCAGACTGAATAAACCCTGCCCATCCACGAATGTCTGGGATCTGGGGCATAGCATGTGAATAATTACTTTCTCCAGTATCAAACTGGAACTCACTCATTATCACAACAGCATAATCTTTCTTTAAATCATTAATAATCTCAGAAATATCTGTTACATTAAAACTACGAGAGCTTGGATCAAAAATATATCCATCAGTATTAACCACACCTCTACCAAATGGTTGAACAACTATAACCTTTTCCTTGCCACACTTATCTTTGATCTGCTCAAGAGTATTCAGTGCGGTAATACCTTCTTGTTTAGTAACCTTTATATTAGGAGTAGGAAGTTCTCTAGGTTCATCTAACCCATTAATCTCCATGTCATATGCTTGTGCAAGACTACACTCTTGATTGTAGTAATGCCAACGACGATACGGTTCTGGTGTTACACAGTCACGCATCTTAATTTTATCTTCAAACAAACCCTTATGCCATAAGTCATAAGTTTTCGCATGAAGAACGGGATGACCTTTAAAAAAGTTCATCCCACCTTCAGCAACGATGATGAAATCATCATGCTCTTCTGCGTATTTTTCCAATCCTGGAATGGAACAGATGACACGACCTGCGCCACCATTGATAAAGAATGCTTTAGATCTCATACAAATTCAATCAACAAGTTATATAGTTACATGAATAGAACCTGATTAACCCGATCATAGTCGGTAAACATACCAAGGTCTACATTTTGGCTATGAAGATTGTCAGCTTCATATAATGCCATTCTATTATACACCATTTCAATCTCATGTTCAACCTTCCATCGATCACTAGTCTCATATAATTGTTTATGAATACTACCAAAGACTTCTTCTTCAGTAGCATCCTCATCAGATTTTACAATACCTGTTGGACCTTTACCTTTAAGAGACATAGTTCCATCAAAACTCCATAGGTTAGTACCACCTTGACATTCTTCTGGAGTATTCAAATAGATAACAGCACCAAATTGTGCTGGCATATTTGGCCACTCAGTTTCATAAGTATCTTGATGTGGAATGATTCCATCAGGAGATCTTAATAATGTTACATCATTTATAACATTAGCCATGTATCCTGCTTTATCCCACTCATCCTCATAAACATCACGATTAAATTCTCTACCCCAAATCTCTTTGTCAAAACATAACTCAGTAAATATATGTTTAGTTCTCATCTGCACACATCGAGTCGGACAAAAGACTCTAACGCCTGGAAGATATGACAACAGTTTAGGATCAGATAACTTCTCCCGTTTAAGAGTAAATTCTCTAACCTTATCTGGATACTTATAGAAATTATCTACAACTACTAATGATTTCTTATTGGGACCAATGTCCTTAGCAACTTTGATGTCAAGTTCATCACTTGGCTCAAAGAGAGCATACATCTCTTCAATATTATGTAATGGATGATTAGGGTCAGGTTCTAACATTTTATAAAATCCTATGGGTCAAAAAAAATTCGGGATTTTTTTTCCCGAATTTTTGAAACAAAAAGTCGAATTTGCCTCAGCGTGGCATTACACCACCTTCTGCAAAGTATTCTGTATCATTCTTCAACTCTTCATCTGCATCCTGCATGTCAGGGTCACGAGGCCATACAATTAAGTGAGTTGCAGTACCAACACCAGCCCATGCAGTAGGAAGATCTCTTAGTTTCTGACGATACTCTTTCCATCTAGTCTTCATTGACTCTGGTGCATCCTCAGGAATTCTACCATCACTACCAATGAGCATTCTATTTCTATTATACCTTACCCAATCCCATCCAAAACTATAATCGTAAGAACCTTTATCTGCTTCATCTGTATTAACATAGGAGAACTTAGGAGTCTTCCATCCACCAGCACCACTATTTAATGCAGGATCCCATCCAAATGATGTCAGATCATACACTTCATGGAAGTGAGAAGGATCTTGAATCAATGGGTTAGGATCTGATGAAGGACCAACAGCAACTTCTATCCAATTTGGACCCGAAATTCCACCGTACATAGCAGCAGCAACATTTGGATACTTAGATGCATCCAAATCTACCACATACATGTTAGCAGGAATTACAGGAGGATAACCCTGTCCCAAAGGATCCACTGTATCATGTACAATGCTACTCTTGTCACCATTATCATCTAGTTCCATAAAGACTTTAAGATCTTTAGGACCATTATAAGTTGCGACTCCTACTTGGAGATCGTCTTGATCCTGACCCATCCATACTGTAGGTACTGGATATAAAAATGTCTTTGTAATGTTTGCCATCGGTTTTGTTCAGGTTTACTCCTTCATTTGTTATTTATATTATGACCACCAAGTCACAACTACTAGTCCACCTTGACCAAAGCTACCCCAACACTGAGATCCTTCAGTTCCACCAGTGAATCCACCACCGCCAGGGAATAGTGAGTGACCATAGCAACAACCAACCCTGTTACCTGTACCACACTTAGCACGACCTTTGTTAAAGGTTGCACCCCAAGGACCAGGTGCTCCAGGAGCGAATGGAACATGCTCAGTATTACAATACTGGTTTGCCATCTCTGAACCAGTTGCTCCAGGAAGAGCAAAGTCATAGTTACCACAAACACAAGCAGTTCTTTCACTGTAACAGAAGTTACACTGTGCAGTGAACTTACAAATATAACACCAACCAGCACACTTCTTGTGACCCCATGATCCACCAGTAGCACAGAAGTTACTTAATCCTGAACCTTGTACATATGATGTGCAACCACAGAATCCGCAACCAGATCTACCAGTACAGCATCCGCAACAAGAGCAACGAGTAGTTGCACCAGCACAAATAGTATAGTTTGTAGATCCTGGTGTGAAGTCTCCTGTATGTGAATATAATGTCTTAACACCGTATGCACCAGAACCACCAGGGTAGTAACCACCAGTACAGCAACGAGCAGGACCACCAGATCCTCCTCCACCTAATATCTCAAACTTAACAGTCAGAGCATCTTGAGGAACTGTCCAAGTGAATCCACAACCACCGTTTGATGCATCCCAGAAACAACAATCATAGAAGAAGCATTGTCTCACCACAGCAGTAGAGAACCCACTAACCTGTGACGGTCCTAGTGAGTTAGCGATAACCGCTTCACCACCATTTATTTTTTTATATGTTTGATAATTGGCCATTGCCTATACTCTGTAGTAATAGTATTTAGAAAAAGTATAACAAAAGGGAGTTGCACACTCCCATCAACGAGAATTAAATTGTAATGATTCTCCAACCTTGAGAGTTGTCATAGAATACAAGTTCAAATGCAGCACCTTCAGTATTAATTGTTAGATCAGCAGCGTCACCCATAATTGGTTTACCGTTTCTTGCAATCGTTAATGCATTACTATCGAATGTCTTAGCGATGTCAAAGATCCTAACACTATCACCCTTCGCAGGAGATGCAGGTAGTGTGATAGTAAATCCACCACCGTTAGTATCACAGAATGCTTGTTGTCTGTTAGCAAGAGTAGTACCGTTACCAGATATATCTAAGTTAGAGTATGCACCTAGAGGTAACCAATCACTACCATTGTAGAATTCAAATCCATTTGCATCAGTGTCATAGCGAAGACCACCTTCAAAGAGGTCAGCACCAGTAGGTCTACCTGACTGAGCACCACGAGGAGGAACGATGATACCAGAAGTAGCATCCATCTTCGCACGAGTTAAGAAACCACGAACTGCTTTCTCAGTTGGTGTTGCAAGGTTAGAGTCTCCACCCATTGTTTCATCGGAGGAGAATTCGTTAATTGCCTCACCAATTTGTCCACCGATAGCACCCAATCGTAGTTCTGTCAAACCAGAAAGGTTGAATGCGGAAGCGTCCAAGGTAGCAGCACCAGTTAACTGGTTAACTGAGAAGTATTCACCAACCCTGAAGTTACCTCCTTGGTCAGTAGATACAAAGAAGATCTTACCTGTGTTCTTAATCGTAGTCTCATTACCCTGAGAAGCATTGTTCTCATTTACATTAGGATAATTAGTTTCGGCTGTGTTACCAACACCAATTAGTAGGAAGTCATGACCAGTAAGTCTTAGTTTAGAGAACTTACTTCTCATACTGAACTCTTGTTGGTCAAGACCTGTAACAGGAGCACTTCCTTTTCCAGGAGCGATAGTAACAGTTGCTCTACCAGTACCAGTTAAGATAGCATCCGTAGATGTCTTACCAATACCGCCAGGCATTCCGATGTATGCATGGTCTCCAGTATAAGTAGATGCTTGTGATGCACCTGTAGTATTCAAGCACTGGAAGACAAGAGTTGTAGATCCAGATCCTGTAAGAACTTTAATTGGTTGTCCTGCAATTGGGTCAGCTACTCTAGGATATGCAGTAGATGAAATGTTTCCATCCTTAACACAAGTGAAGCAGAGTGATGCAGTATTCAATCTAAAGTACTGACCGTAAGTTAGACCATGAGCACCAGCAGTGTATGCAGTTACAATACCAACTACAGGGTCATAAATTGCCTGGTTGATATCAAACTTACTACCCTCAACATAATTTGTTTGCGTTCTAACAATATAAGTATTGGAATCCGAGAATCCCATACCAACTGTCGTGAATCCAATTGCGTCTCCAACCGTAGGAGTCGTAGTTAATCCAGCAACTTCAAGAAGAATATCTTTTTGTCCAGTAACAGATCCAGTAGCAGCAGCGATTCTGAAGTATCCAGTAGCACCTGCACCAACGGAATCAAGTTCAACATACTCACCATTAATAAAGGTTGTAGTACCAACACCAACTGCTCCATTAGGAGTACCTTGTCCAGTGTTACCAAATCCAGTAGCATACTTGAAGTACAATGCATCAGCAGCAGTCTGGTCATTAGTTACAGTACCACGAGCACCTGATACAGTACCACGCATCGTTGCACCAACTCCAATAGTACCAGCGTAAGTACCAACAGTTGTTGCCATCTTATCACCATATAGTTTCGCTGGTCTTGCAATCTCATGAGTAGAGAATCCTGTAGCAACAGCACCGTAGGTTCCATAAGAGTTGTTACCTGATAGAGATCTGATCTCAGATCCATCATCAGAGAAGTAACCGAATGAACAGTAGTAAGTGAAGCAAGAAACAACTTCAGCAACAGCGTCATCTTCTAGCATGAATCCAACACCATCAGAATGGATGTTAGTAAATGCATCGAACACCATCGATTTGAATCCCCCACCTTCAGGGTTCAAGTGGTGTTGTCCACCCTCAATATAAACTCCGATTGCACCACCATGTCCAGTGCCATCCTTGGCAACATCAGAGAATGATGTACAGTCCTTAATATATGGTGAACGAGTTAATATAGATTCGTTAGGGTTGAGTCTTACATACACACCGCAAGCAGTAGTACCAACACCAACCTTCTGTTGCATTAAATCTGTGTTGAAAGGATCATTAGTATCATAAGCAAATCCTTTCAGACCCTTCATGGTAATCGCCTGAATTGTTGTAGCGTCAGCCACATAGAACATCGTTGAACGATCATTCGGTGTGATACCATCAGTTGATATACCAGCAGCAGGTTGAATCGTTGAACCTCTTAGAACATCACCAGCGATGGAGAAGTTCTTAGGTAGAACGATAGGTAGCTGCTCATTGAACACACCAGCAGATAGTTTTAGTACAACTGGTGCTGCGTTAGTGACTTGGTTAATCGCAAGTGGATCAACATTAAGCGCAGGTTGTGGACTAGAATAAGTGTGTGGGATTGTTGAAGCACCAACACGAGTTATGAACTGTCTATCACTATTAATACCAGAGATAGAGAAGTAATAACCTTCTAAACCTGATGGGAATACAGTACCTACACCAAAGGAAGGAGCACAAGTGAAGTGCAATCCAACCAACTTAATCTCGCCACCGACAAACATACCGTGGTTCTTCACGGTAGAAATCGTTACAATACCAGTGGTATTGTCATAAATTGCATCCTCAATTGCTAATTGTGGATTAGTAGAAGTAGCAGCAAAAGCAACGGTTGCAAATGCAGCGTCTGGAGATTCTCCAGAGAAATTATTATTACCTTTCTGAGCGTCAACATAATAGACCTTGGTACGCTTTGCAGCATATTCCCAATGAACTTCATCAGAAGTATTAACCTGTAGGAATGTACCCTGAGTACCAATACCCTGTCGTGTTGGGCCTGTACCATTTCTTGTTAAAATATCACCCTTAGTAGTTAAGAGTGCTGCGCTATCACCAATAGCAAATGCTTGCCACTTAGTAACATCAGTTCCAGGAGCGACATTAACATTGGTAGATGCAACAGAAACATATGCAGATGATTGATACTCTGCTAAGTCTCCAATTTCATAGAAACTTGTGGTTGTGTAAGCACCTGTCCAGTTAAAACCTGACTGAACTAGAGACCAACCATTAACACCCTTAGCATAAGTTGTGTTACCTATTCCAGTTGGACGCTGCCACTGTTCAATGTTAAGTGAGTCAGCCTGATAAGTGTTACCACCAAATCTTACAATCTGACCTTTAGAATATTGTTGTGAACCATCCCAAGCATCCTGACCACCAGTACCAATACCTAAGTTCAAGAACTTCCATGACTGTTCGTCTTGGTTTGGTTGTGTGTTAGCTGGGTTAGTACCGATAGCAACATAAGTAGCACCCTGCCACTCAACAACATCACCTCTTTCATATCTTACTGTACTAATATATGAACCTTGGTTGTCTAGACCTGTAGCAATCTGTTCAAAGTTTTGTTCTGGTGGATAGAATCCGTCGTCACCCTGAGGTGTAACAGAACTAATACCTGGAACCAACCAGTTAGAAGCAACTTGGAATGGTGCTGTACAACGATACTTCCTTGGACCAAAGGAGATAACATCATTGATACCATAATAGGTATCAGTAGCGAAAGCACCTACAAATCTTAAACCTTCATGGAATAACTCCCAGTTACCAGGGAAATCTCCAGAGTACCAGTTACTAGAAACACCAGTAGAAGTGTGTTGATTAGTACAGATGTATAAGTTACCACCTTCCCTAACGATATCGTCAGGAACATAGGAGTAACCGTACTGTAAAGTACCTAAATTATCAAATCCAGCTGTATGAAGTTGCCAATTAGCAGCATCATTAGTGAAATTATTAGCCGAAGCTTCTGAGGTATGATTACCTACACAGACATAGGAGTTCGCACCAAACCTTACAAGGTCGTCGATGACATACGCAGTGGAACCTGTCCATGCGCCACGCCAATTGAACTTCAGTCTGCCAAGTCTAAATTCTGCCATTGTTAGTGCTCTTTATACAGGTCCAGAGTATGTGTGGGATCCATTGACTTGAAGGACTAAGTATCCATCAGAATCTAGGAAATAATTTATGTTACGCCTATCGTAACGAATCTGTTGATATTTATCCATCGGATGATTGCTCGCTGATTTTTGTTCCGTGGTTTCTACCACATAATCAGAGTAGTCGCCAAAGCCTTCTACTTGAGTACCATCCAATCTAAAAGGTTCAAAAGTTTCTGTCGTTGATGCAGTACTAACCTTAGTAAGGTGTAGCATGTCATCAGAATCACGCCTCAAAGCATACACATAGTATCCTTTTGAGTCCTTCGGTTGAAAGTGTGAGTTACTTAACGAGAGTGCCATTAGCTAACAATGCTCCAATAAGATCCGTTCCACAAAAGCATCACAGTAATCGTAGAAACATCCAAAATTAGAGGGGGATCCTCTATATTTCCGATAGCATCACGAAATTTATTCACAGAGTCAGTGATAATAACATTATTTATATGCCAGTTGTTTGCCGCATCATGGATCTCGATGCTATCTCCAACTGATAAACCAACAGTAGGCATTGAAAAAGTTAATTCTCCTGAAGTTGTGTCAATAATATATCGTTTATTAACAACAAATGCAGCAGATGCATTCTGGTAATTCCAAACAGGAACAGCACCAGTAGCAGCAGATGCAACGGTCTCGATGTTATCGCCACTTCTAATGTAGATCTTTTGGTCTACAATATTAATTGCCATCTCTCCGTCTTGGAGATCGGACAGACCTGGAATCTGTCCGATGGTAGTACTTCGTTTTGGCTTAATTGCGGTAGGCATTATCTAGGCTTAGACGCTTCCAAGTTATTTATTAGAAGTAATTAACCGAAAATACTAGTCTAACTTTTTCATCTGTGCATGTTGAACTATTATGAGGAGTTGATCCATCAAATAGTACTACTCTATTTTCTACACTATCTACCCTACTACCATCTTCAAACCCAGTTGATCCATTATTACTATTAACATACAGCAGAGCAGTCTTATGTGGCCAAGGAAAATCAATGTGATCATCATGTACAATCCTCTTACCCTGATTAACAAATAACAATACTCTTGCTCTAACTATTGCTTTAACATCTAAGTCTTGAAATAATTTCTCACATGGTTCATAAAAAGTACTAACTGGATTACTACTCTCATAAATTCTATGGATAAAATAAAAATCATCATCTTTATTCTCACCTTCATTGGCTACTTCTGACTGATACAACCAAGGAAAATCAGGAGACATCATTTGCTCCTGTAAGTATCTAAAATAATCCTTATCTAAACAATCATCTACAACAACATAATTATCACTCTCAGTAATCTTACCTGTAGTATTCAATCTAAGTTCATTCTTCATGGTTGATATAAATTAAAAGAAATAGATATCCTAGTCTCATGACTATGATTTATATCTACTCGGTGTGGTATATAGGATGGAAATAATGCCATTGTTCCTGCAGTAGGAGTAAATCTTCTATGAGTATCATTAGTAATAGTTGCACTAGCAAATGAATTTGGATCTTCAAAACATATTTTACTACTATCATCTGGACACTGTATCCACAAAACTCCAGCAAGTATACATCCAGGATGAGTATGAGTTACATTATAACAGTTATTATAATTCAAATTAAACCACATATTAGATAGTTTTAAACTATCTGGTTCAATAATAGTATCTTCACAGTACTGTTCAGCAGTAGAAGTTATATGTTCTGTAATTTTATTTAAATATGGAGCAAAAGATTCTTCAAAATAAAACTGATCCTGACTTTGGTATCCACCATAGTTACTGCGCTCACTAGTTTCATTTCTTTTAGAATAATCTAACATCCATCCAATTAAATCTTTCTTATAAGAATCAAAACTTGTATCATACGAAGTTAGAATCTTAATAGGAAAAAGATATTCAGGTGGAACAATAGTAATGCTCATTTATAACTGAATAAAAAGTCATCTACAAATGACTCTGACTTATCCTTACCAAACTTTGCTGTAAGATATCCTCTAACAGGATCAAGTTTAGTCATGTAAGTATCAAAGTCATGATACACAGTAGTATCTTCTCCTTCTGGTTTAGTATCATCTATCATTTCTCTATACTTTGACAGATAATATTTAAAGGTAGGTAAGTATGTGTTAACTGAATCAGGTGTACAGTACCTTACAAATATATTCTCTGAGAAATGGTTACCCATCTCAAAGAACCTATACTCACCAGTATCCTTTGGTAATGTATCAACTGAAAACAAATAGTTCTCTCTTGGATGTTGGAAGTCAAATACTATTATAACTTTCTTCTCACTAAACTTCATTAGATCCATACCAAAACAGGGAAGATCAGCACCTGTCTTAGGGTACAGTATATTATTATAAATGTCAGATCTAGGATCCTGTATGTGTGCTTCTCTTGCTTTAAGAAAGTGAGGACCAGTTCGGATGTCTGCTTTTAAAGTAGCACCCTTTGCTTCCCACTTTGCCCACTCTTCCTTTACTTCTAATTCAGGAAAGGTTTTGTATAGAGCTTCCACATAGTCCTTCCACAAGTTGTCTTGCATGATTATTGTGTTGAATAAGTTTGTTCATCCAGATCCTTTCATCTAAAGTCACTGGTACTCCATCTGTTGTAATCATTCTACAACAGATATCTGTTAATTTTAATCTGTAGTTACTAGAAAGCATTGATCACTAGGGGTAAAAGGTAATGTTCTGCCTGTTGAATTGCTCTAGTCAATGACTCAACAGTTTCACCAGGTAGAATAGGTACTGTCTGTTGCTTTATTATAGCACCTGAATCAAGATGTTCGTTAACAAAGTGAACAGTACACCCTGTCTCTTCTTCACGAGCTTCAAGTGCTTGCTCTACAGCATGTAGTCCCTTATACTTAGGCAACAAAGAAGGGTGAAGATTGATAATCCTACCAGCAAATTCATCAGTGAATTTTTTAGAGACTATCTTCATCCATCCTGCCATGACAATCATGTCTACTTGATATGCATTCATCAATGTAATGATATCATCTTCATTCTTACAATAGCATGAAGGAATGTCAAGCAGGTCTGCTCTCTTCTTTGCTTTAGCTTTCTTTTTATTGTAAACCATAAGCACTACATCATGCTTAGGACATGAGTGTACTATGTTCTCAAAGTTGCTTCCGTTTCCAGAGCACATAACTCCTAGTCTCATTACCCTCCTCCAAAATCGTATTGGTTATTAATTATAAAGTCAAGGTAAGCATACCAATCGACTTGTTTACATTCATGGATATTAATAGCATCATACATTAGATCAACAGTATTGTGATGAGGAAATATAGGATGCTTACAGGTGTATTCAGGTACAACAAACATTAGAAATGATCCTCCAGTCCTTCTTGTGGTATAGGTTTCCAGTCCTTACCATAGTATCTCTCTAAAATATTATGGTGTGGTGCATCTGTACCTACCTCTTGTTTCTTAGGTGGTTCAGGTGGAAACAACTCTAGTTGTATACCATGTGCTTCCCAGAACCACTCCTCTGGATCTTCTCCTTTTATATGAGAGAACCCATAATAAGAACCATCATCTCTTTGGTATAAGAAATGATGGTCGTGTGGATTGAGTAACCACATCTTTGACAATTTATCCGTGGTCTTGTAACCAATTTCTTCCTTGGTTAATTTTTTCATGGAAAAGCAGATTCAGGAAAGTCATACGGTCCTTCTAGTTTCTTTTTATATTCTCTCTCATCTAATACTTCATTAATCAATGCCTTCAGTTCTATCTTTAACTGTGGTTCTATCAAAGGTAATGGTTCAGGAGTATATGATGGATAAATTGGTTCACCATTTTCATCTCTAGGATATACATTATCCTTACTACCAGTAACAGGACCACTCAACCCTTGTGTATCTATTTTATCCATGAGGATCATAACGATTAAGAACTGAAAATATAATTGCCAAAGCAATTAAACCAATACAAATGAGTGTAAGTAATAAATGCATAATTAATTAAATCCAATCTGGTTTTCTGGATGGGTCACGAAGATAATTAGATGCAACCCAAGGTTTGCTGCTAATGTAATTTTTGTAAGCAGTAAAAGTGTCAATGCTTGTGTCATGTTTATACTCATCAGGCATTGCACGAGTGAAGTATGTAGGTGGTGAGCAGTCAGGGAATATACTATCTGCATGTTCTATAGTACGCTGACAACTATGAACCTTGTTGTAACGATGTGTATACTCAGCACATAGTGCAAGACCATGCTGTATCAACCAACGAAAATTAGTCTGAGCCCAGATAGTGCAAGGATGATTACGAAATGCACCATGCTCAGTCTTGTATGGTGTGCCATCAAGTTTAGGTAATGAACCATAACCATGACCCCACTTGGATGATGCAACAATGGATAACATTTGACATGTTTCTAAAGGCATCTTGACAACATGCTTGTCAGGTAAGCATTGAGCAGACTTATAGGGTGACTGATCAGTCACAAATATATTCATAAAAAAAGGGGGTCGTTAGACCCCCCTATTATATCAGACTCATCATCTTCAGGCAACTCATCCCAGTAAAAGAATTGCATCTGGGATAATTTGCAGTGTTTCAATGGTCTTTTTAGTTTCATCCTACAGCAGGAGCAATAAGTGCAACCTCAGATGTCTCAGCAGTTGCCAAGTCAAGTGGGAAGTTGTGTGCATTACGCTCATGCATTACTTCCATACCAAGGTTAGCTCTATTTAGAACATCACCCCATGTCGGGACAACCTTACCAGATGCATCAACAACCGACTGGTTGAAGTTGAATCCATTTAGGTTGAATGCCATTGTACAGATACCCATTGAGGTTAACCATACACAGATAACAGGCCACGATGCTAGGAAGAAGTGGAGTGAACGAGAGTTGTTGAATGATGCATACTGGAAGATAAGTCTACCGAAGTATCCATGTGCAGCAACGATGTTATAGGTCTCTTCTTCTTGTCCGAACTTGTAACCATAGTTCTGGGAATCCAGTCCTGTAGTTTCACGAATAAGTGAAGATGTAACCAATGAACCGTGCATAGCACTAAACAAAGCACCACCAAACATACCCGCCACACCTGCCATGTGGAATGGATGCATGAGGATATTATGTTCCGCCTGGAAGACAAACATAAAGTTGAACGTACCTGAAATACCCAGAGGCATACCGTCAGAGAATGATCCTTGTCCGAAAGGATAGACCAAGAAGACAGCGAAGGCCGCTGATACTGGTGCGGAGTAAGCAACACAGATCCAAGGGCGCATACCCAAGCGATACGATAACTCCCACTGTCTTCCCATGTATCCGCAGATACCAATGAGGAAGTGGAAGATTACTAACTGATATGGACCTCCGTTATACAACCACTCATCGAGGGTGGCAGCTTCCCATATAGGGTAGAAGTGTAATCCAATAGCGTTAGAAGATGGAACTACAGCACCAGAAATGATGTTGTTTCCATATGTGAGAGCACCAGCAACTGGTTCTCTAATCCCGTCAATATCGACAGGAGGAGCAGCGATGAATGCTATGATGAAGCAAGTCGTTGCAGCAAGTAAACATGGAATCATTAGGACTCCAAACCAACCAACATAGATTCTATTGTTAGTTGATGTTACCCACTCGCAAAACTCAGGCCATCCAGATAGCAGAC